GTTTCATTTAGTATTCCAGAAAACCCTGAATTGATTCCAGCAGATTCGTAAAACCTTTGATAAATCCAATGCTCTTTTGTTGATGGGTTCATTATCATTATAACTCTATTCTTTGACCCTTTTTGTCTAACAGAAAAATCTATTTTATCAAATATATCTTCATCCATCATTTCTTCAGCTTCATCAATTACCCAAGTTGTTATGCCTTGTAATGATTTTAAATTTGCAGTTTGGTCACCTGAACTTGTTTTGATTCCTCTAAATAAAATCTTGCTTTGTGTTTGTAAGTTTGTTATTTCATTATTAGTAATATGAAAATAATCTTGCCATTCCATTAATTCAATCTTTTCCCTAAATTCTGGTATAATAGAAATTGAAGCTGATTTAAGAGTATATCTTGTAAATAATATTTTATGCTGACACTTGTTATCAAAAGATAAAATAAGAGTATTTAAAGCCACCGCAAATGATTTGCCTGAACCTCTACCACCTGTTAAAAGAAAGTACCTTGTATTATTATGAAAAATATTAAATTTAGGATTTATCATTCTTAGATAGCTTTGCCATTAATTCGTCAAAGTCAATTCCTACATTTTCTGTTCTTAAATCAATAGTATCTTTTGCAGTTCCATACCCTGAATCCATCAATGCTTTATAAGCTGCTACATCACCATCCATTGCTTTTCTTATTAATGCTAATGTGATTATATCTTCTTGAGTTAAAACCTCATCTTCACCTGAAATTGGATTCTTTCCTTTTCGTGAAGCCTCTAACCATCTTCTTGCTATTGTACTTCTGTTTAAAGAACCTTTAGGCCTACCAGCTGGATTACCGCTTTGACCCTTTTTAAATTCGTGTTTCTTTATGTTATCTTCGTTTGCCATTTGTGTTTATTTATCAAATCCTTGTAATGGGTAAAAGATTAAACTGTTTCTATATGACTGTTCATTTTCCCTTACTATTTTAGTTACCCCATGAATGTTGTACCACGCTGGATATACAAGAATACTATTATTACTTTGTTTAAAAATATGCCCAAAATCTGGAACGTGTAAACTACCTCCCTTTGATTGTTTTCTTTTAGTTAATATTACATTAACAGTTTCTTTTAAATTACCTCTATCTTGATGATATGGTGCTGCTATATTATAATTAGATATACTGCTTGTAAATAATTTACCGAATCTATATTTAGGAAGTGTAGTTTCTTGAATTAGTTTTTTTTGTGATTCATATTGTTCAGGCATATATTGTTTAATTAACTTTTCACTTTCAAGGCAACACATTAACATTGCTTTTACAAATGTGTTTGCTTTTTTGTCTGTATGAACTTGAGATGTTGAATTATATGGCCTTCTTAAATGTGGCTTTGCTAATATGCCACCAAGTATTGTTGACATCTGAACTGTGCTTAATGCTTTGGCCTGACTTCTTGTGATTCCATACTTCCTTTGTGTTGCCATTACTTCAGCTCTTTCTAATAAAGTTTTTGGAACATTATCACTAATGAACTCATTATTAGCTATGTCTAAAAACTGTTGTAACCTATCTGGTAATTCTGTTAAATAAAAACCAATGATTTTACCTTCATATTCTAATAAACAACTATCATCAACAGTTGAAGGCATATAATCACATCTTTTGCCAATCTTTATGTCGTGTTCTTGTTTTATTAATTTAAGTTTTTTCATATTAATATTTCATTTTTTCTTTTAGGATTTAATCTAATTTTATCTCCCCATTTAGATTTCAATATCATAATATTTTTTTGTTCTTCTTTATCATTTCTAATATCAACTGCTCCACCTTTATTTGAATAATGTTTAAATGTGAATAAATATTTTTGATATCTAACTGTTCCATACTTTTGTATATGTTGTAATGTAAAATCATAATCTTCTTTTAATGTTAATTGTTCATCAAATCTAATTTCATTAGGTTTACAAAAAAATAAATCACCTATACAAAAAGTGTTGATGCTTACAAGTTTATTTGCAAAAAAATAATTATCAGTAGGTGGTATTCCTAAAAGTTTTATTCCTTTAATTTTTTTAAACTTACTTACAATATCTTTAATAACGTAATCAAGTTCTACTTCAGATGGCTTTTTAAAATTTTTATTGTATTTTATTTTTTTAATATCATCACTAAGTTGTATGCAAATATTATTATTGTTAAATGCGTGTTCTAATGCAAAATTTCTACTCTGCATTAAGTTTCCTGTATTATAAACAAACTTACAACCATTAGATTCATACAATTTCTTTTGACCATTTTTAACACAGAAAATGTATTTTTCTTTTTGTTGTTTGTTAAAAGGTAAATCATTATACCGATTTGCACTAATTACATACACTTCTTGGTTCATATCCTTTTCATTGCTTCATAAAACAAACCTTGTAAGTCAACGCCTTCAGCTTTGAGTTTATCATACAATTTTTTTATTGGCTCAAAACTATCAGACGGAAATTCTAATATAATTGATTTTTTAGTTTGTTGGTATAAACTTTCAACTTGTTCATCTAAATCTATTTCATTCAATATACTGTAATCAATTTCTTTTTCTGGTTGCCACACATCTAACCCCCATTCATTTAGTAAATCATTATCCCATTCATTAGCAACCATATCCCAATCCCATTCACCGAATCCTCCATTATCTTTTACTATAAACTCTCGTTGTTGTTTCGCTGTTAATTCACTTGCTTTGATTACAGGAATTTCTTTTAATCCAGCTTCTTGACAAGCTTTCAATCTCATATTTCCACCCAGCACAATCATTTCTTCATTAACTACTATTGGCCTTATTTCAAGCATTTCTGGAAACTCTTTTATTGACTTTACAAGCTTATGGAATTTGTTATCCTTTATTAATCTCGGATTGTTCGGATTCCTTTTTATCTTGGATATTTTTATTTTTTCTGTTTTCATATTCCTTTAAATATATTAATAGTTTTTCTTCTGTTTCATTTTTAGTTTTGTGATCACTTCTTTTCATTTTCTTGTTCATATGTATTGTATAAGGTTTGCATTTGACTTATTAAATCTCTTACACAAGATCCACAGGTTGATGATTCTTTTTTAGCGTTGAATACTCTATTGAATATTTTTAATAGTTCTTTCTGTTCTATATTAGTTAAAGTGTTTTTATGTTTGCTAAAGAATTGTTTTAGATAGTTGTATTCTTCTTCTACTAAGCAATGTGCATTTTTATATGGAAATAGTTTATTTAGTTTTTGTTTACGTTCTTCACATCCGCAATCTTCACCAAGTATAAATTTAGCTACTTTATCAATGCCTGTTGCTTTAGTTATCTTTTCTACTGTATCGCCTAATCCTTTAGATTTCATCTTTTAGTTTTCTTTTAATTTTTTTTTTACACTTGCTTATTGTGTTGTGTACTACTACGTGACTTATTTTAGTTGCTTTGCTTAAACTCCGAATTGTATGAAATTCTTTTCTGTATAAATTAAATAGTTTTCTATCAAACCAATAAAAAGAATTAACTATTTCATCTATCTTCTTTTCTATATTGAATTTATTTATTTCTGGTTCTTTGTTTTCTACTATATGATTATCCTTTAATTCTGTTTTTATGCTTTCTTCTTTTTGTGCTTTTAAGTACATAGTGTACAAAACTTTATTAACATAACCAATGTGTGGTTTGTTATCTACTATTGCTTTATTTATAATTTCATCTTTTGAACTGTGAATCTTTAGATACATATCTTGTACTATATCTTCAGCTTGTATGTTTTCATCATTTATTAAAGCATCAACGCTTGCTATCCATTTATTGTGGTATTCAGCCAATAGTGTTAATACTTTGTTTTTATTCACGTTGTTACAAAATTATAAATTTTTTTGATTCCTAAATTCTTCAAGCTCTAATAATATATTTATGAAATCATTAAACTCAATTGCACAGTAATCTAATTGAAAGTTTTTAGTAAATACTACAAGCGGTGTTTTACCTCTTGGTGCATCGTTTCTACTTTGCTCCAATGCTTTCCATATGTTAAGCTTTTCTTGATTCTTACATTCAAAACTGTATTCGCTTATTATGCTGTTATCATCAATACAGATTATATCACCTTTAAAATCCATACCACCTGAAAGCGGTGTTCTTCTTACTTTAATATTAAATACTTCTTTTAGTTTATTAGCTATTGACAATTCAAAGCGTTTGCCTTTTAGCTGGCTTGTTCTTCCTCCCATAGTTTATTGTTTATTTTCTAATTTAGTTTTATTTTCTTCTTCTTTCATTAATTCAATAAGATCATTAATATATTCGTGTAAATCTGGATTTGAAAATAGTAGTACAGCAATCACACTTACATTCATTTGATTAGGTGATTTAATTTTAATCTTACTTTTTTCATCCATCATTATTGCGCACCACATATGTGCCTTATTGATTTCTTTAATTACTTCTTTTTGTAAAGCTTTCTTTACTTCTCTGTTAGGGTTCATATAGTTTTCTTATTTGTTCACCAAGTTCTTTATCATTAGGGTACAATTCACAATAGTGTTTTATTATGTTT